GATATTATACAAAATTTTTATGTCAAATTTATAAAAAATATAGAAAAATATATAATGGATTGCGAGAGTTGGGAAGACATTAAAGATTTATTAGAAAGTATAATAGATAGTGGTGAGTTTCAATTTAAAAAATATATAAAAAAATTAGATACAAGATCAAATCGAGCAGGAAATCTAAAAATTAATAAACAGTTTGACCCCAAACTTAATGGATATAGATTCATTCTTGTTGATGATATGAATGAAACTGAAATAAGCAACTGGTGTAAAGAAACAAAAATATTACCTGATTATATTTGTATTAATGAAATTAAAGAAATAAACATTAGTGATTTTATTGATAAATATGGTGATTATGATAGCGGAGTTCCTTTGTGTATTGCTAAAAATATTATTATTAATTTTGATAGAAATAATTTAAATGAATTAGTGTTAAAAAAATTTCCATTTTTGGAAAAATATAAATTAGATAGAGTAGTTCAAATTAAAAAAGGTTCTCTTAATAGTGATAGATATAATGGTATACAAACCGCAATTGAAAATCGTTTACCTTACAATTATTATATTACAAAACGTAAACTAGACACATATAATATTTTAGTTTACGATAATTATGATAATATACATATTACTATTACAACAAATAAAAAATGTTTACCTAAACAAACAAATAATTGTATAAAAAAAACTCCATATATTATTGATGGTGATAAAGTAAAATATTCTGTTCTCAAAGAAGAGTATAAACGACTGAATACTCATGGATATTCAAATGAAGACAATGACGATTTTATAGAAGATGGAGGATTGCCAGGTAAATATTACTGGAAAACTCCAGATGGTTGGTTATATTTATTTGATAAAGATAAACCAGAAATTATTTCATTAAATATAGTAGCTCCTTTACCTATTACAAATATTATACAAACAAATACAAATAATTCGCCTGAACAATTAATTAATAGTGATATAGTATTATTTGCAAATTCCTGCTGTAAAAAAACAGATAAACCCAATTTAAGGTTTGGTATAAAAGACATATATAAAATATATGAAATGTGGTGTATAATAAATAGTAAAAAATGCTTGAAAATACAAAAAAAATTCAGAGAGGAGTTTGAAAAACTAAATTATAAAGAAGAACTAAGCAAAGGAGTTGATTTAAATAATCAACCAGGTAAAAGAGGTTATAATATTATGGTTTCATTATAATTTGACTTAAAATTAATTTACAAAGAATTAATACTATGAAGGATCATATTATTAATTCTTTTATTCTGCAAGACAAAAACTCGCTAATTGACATATATAATTATATAAAACTTCGATATAATAAATCAGTTGAAATAAATGATATAAAAACCAAATTAATAATTTTAATAAAAAATAACATTATTTTTGTTGATAATAAAAATAATGAATTAACAGAAGAAGGACATGTAATATTAAATGACCATAAGTATTATTATTCAAAAATAATTATTAGATTTTTTAAAAAATATAATAAAACACATAGAAAATATCAATTGAGAGAAATTAGAAAAGAACAACAACAACTAAGAAATTATTTAATTACAAATAAACAAAATATATGTATAATTTGTGATAAAAAATTACCATTATGTTTATTAGAAACAGCGCATCTAAAACCAAGATGTATATTAAATAATAATGAGAGAAATGATAAAAATGTTGTAGAATTTATGTGTAGATATTGTCATAATTTATATGATAATGGGTTTTTAGCTGTTTATAATGGCTTATTATATGTTTCGACATTTATAGATAACTATGATTTAGACTATAACAAAAATAAACAAATAACATTTTACAATTTACAGAACGAAAAGTATTTTATTTTTCATTATAAATATATTTATAAAGCGGGTGTTTAAAATAAAAAAATGTACAAAGAAGTATTATATTATGATTGAACTTAAAGAAGCGTAAACACAATCTTCTCAAGAAATCCCGGATTACATTCTGTAATAGTATCGCATATTTCTTGCTTTTCTGGTTCTAATACCTCTTTACGAAATGTAATTGTGTTAATTTTATTATGGTCAATTTGTTTAAATACTTTTTTAAGGTCACGAAAGAATGATTCTGAACCCGTGGTAATATACATCTCCATATTAATGTCAATATTCGTATTTCTATCAACCAATAATTTAATCATATTACACGTGTAATATAGAGATATATCGTGTTTTTCTCTTTCATGTTGACCTGTATAGAAACTTAAATTAATTTTCCGTATATTATGTAATGAACGCATTAACATATAAACATTATTAATTTGTCTTTGTTCAAGTATTTCAGATGCGCCATGTCTCTCACGTAAAATTGGAGTAATAATATGGCTATAATGTTCATTAAGTGCAACATCTATTTGACAATGTCCACCAACATGATTATCACAAGATTCATGTATACGTATTTCTTGATAATCCAAATCTACAAAACTTTTGCCAATAAAATCAACAATCGTACACAAACGACTTCTGTCCATTACGATCGCCATTTGTTCTTCCAATTTTGCTAACCGTGCTTTTGTTTCTGTCAATTCATTTTTCGTTTCTCTCAATTCTTCTTTTAAAGAAGTATTCTCTTGAAGATATGTAACAAGTGGATTCACAAATGGTGATATTTCTTCTTCTTCTGAAGAAGATAAATATTCATCGAAAGGATTGATGTATTGTTCTGACATTTCTTTTGTCTTTTCTTGGGTTTGTTTAAGTAATTGAAGTATATATTGTAAAATATAGTTCAATTTTTCTCTCTTTTATACCAATTCAATGAAAATAAAAAATGCGTATTTTAAAGAACAATAATAGTCGTAATCGTATTCTGTTTAAAATGATCATTCAACAATCGATAAATGTTGAACGAATAATATGTATTTTATCATGATATTTCTTTTTGATTGAATCCATGAATAGTTTTATTTGCGATGTTGTAAATTCAGTTTGTGTCATTTTTATCTGCGGATTTCTACCTTGATATGAAGAATATAATCGTATATCATCTTGAAAATATACAATAATTTTGGATACATGTCTGAGTTTTATGTTAGAACATATATGCGCTAACATAAAACTATTAATACCCATTCTAAAATGTAGTTCGCATTGGTTATTATTATGTATAAGTAATGTAAGAGCATTTATAAATTTACCACTTACTCTTAACTTTGATGATTGTTCAGAACATAACCCACGTTGCTCTAATGAAAATGGTGAAAATGAATAATCTGAAGAACTATAAATACGAATTATTTTTACACGATCGAATTGTCCAATAATATCTGTAAATTGTTCGTCTTTTAATATATAAGAACTACCCCCCACACCATTGCCAAATGGAATTGCATCTATATTAAACTTATGATAATATAAGACAGAATTATCCACATCGCGTGTTATTGATTCACCACCCAAATCGCCTATAGAGATTGCCGATGATTTTATATTATATGATATTGTATTACATCCGCAACATAAATATTTTGTATCTTCTATTGGTGTTGGTAATATTTGTTTTTCCAACTCATATAAACGAGAAATAGCATCGCCACTTATTTGCTCCAAATGAGACAATTTTTGCTGTGTTTCACGCAATTGTTTCTTGAGTTTATTATACGACTTTCGTTGAACGCCTTTGTTGATATACCGAATTCTTGGCATCACGACGCGAGTTTTATATTCATTCTTTGTTGGCAAAGAAATATCTGCTGTTTTCACAGAAGATAAATATTCGTCGAAAGGATTGATGTATTGTTCTGACATTTCTGTTGTCTTTTCTTGGTTTTGTTTAAGTAATTGAAGTATATATTGTAAAATATAATTCAATTTATTTTTCTCTCTTTCTAAGTCGGGATATACCAATTAAACGAAAAAGTAGAATTACCTGTATTATATCTCGAATACAATCCAAGTCGTGTAAAACATCCTCCATTACTACTACTGGATTTTGGGTAAAAATGAGAAGCACGACTAGTTGCTGCTCTCCTTATTGCTGTGCTAGTTCCTCCTACACCCGAACCAGGTGTATATTTATTAAATACATTTTGTGGTTGATTACAAATGCGTCCAATATGAGGATTCCATCTGGCACCAGTTGTATGACTCTTCTTATAAAGAAACCCATCTTTTCCATAATAGAAATTGCCGTATGTCATATAATATATTATTATAATAATATATTATTTCGCATTAATTACAGTTATCATAAATTATAATAGTATCATAACCTCTATGAACCAATCTATATCCAATCGAACCAAATAGAGTGATAATTTCATTAACACTTTCAACAGTATGATGTTCATTTGTTTCAAACTGTATTTTACAAGGATAGAACATATCAGGTAAACCTTTTATATAAGAAAATAACGATTTTAATATAATACAATCATGACCTTCTGTGTCGATCTTTAAATATTTTACTTTTTTCACATTATTTGTATAAAACAACTCACATGCGGTAATTACATTTACTTTTTCTATTTTACATAAATGTGAAACATTATGTTTTAAATGTAATGGATGATAAGTATTTATACAATTACATCCTTTGAACCAATATGGCAAATTATTAGATTCAATCACTTTTTCGTCAATATAATAAACATCTAAAACTGATTTAACATTTGATATGCCAACATTTATTTTCTTACAATTCATCTTATCTGGTAAGCAGTCAATATAATATTTTACCGCATCTACAGAAATTCCCTTTGTTGTGTCATCTGCCAATTCTATCAAAGTCTCAAAATTACTCGTTCCAATTTCAATAAAGTCATAATCGACTAATTTCATATTTTCGAATGATTTATTGATAAAAAAATTCAAAGGCATATTTCCATCTAATATTTCTTTTTCTGTTTTAGATTCAAGAGTTTTATATAAATTATTTACTAATATTAATGGTTGAAAATTTCGCATAATATTTTTATAATTATCAAATGGTTTATCAATATATTCACTTACACAACAATCCCAATTAACAGGAAATAAATTATCTAGTCCATTAAATATTTCATAATTATCATACAACTCTATATTAGAATCGGAAAAATATTGAAGAATCAAATTGCCTATCTCATTTAATTCTATTATTGAATTTTGTTTTAATTCTAAATATTCGACCATTCGTCGTTTCCATTCAATCATTAATGGAGTTAGCCTTTTACTGCCGAATATTCCATTAATGATACGATCATTATTTTCTCTAATAAAAAATCCATCCTTATTTTCAATCAATTCGAATAAAGGATCTAATGTATTTATTACTAAAGTTTCAGAGTCTAACCAGATACCTCCATAATCACATATAACATTTACTCTTACAAATTCTGATTGATGTATAGGAGACAAATTATGAAAATATGCTGGAATATATTGAATATAGTCGTTTATATTTTTATCAGTAATTAAATGAACGTGATAACCTTTTCCGTTAGTTGAATGTAAGTATATTAAATTGCGTAATATAGAGATGAGTGTATTTTCATTGCCAGTCCAATA